GCGATAGTTCGCCGGAATTGTGTGGCATCAGCCCGGATGTTAATAGTCAGCGCCATACTAGGTCACAGTGTCAAAGATTGCTCGCGCCCGATCCCGCAGACTTGCGGTCGGCCCTTCCTGCTTCGCCGCTCCCTTGATCGTGCGGAGTCCTTTCCGATAGAGCAGCGCGTGGAATAGCTCCGCCTTTTGGTCGGGCGGGAGGTCGAGGATGTAGGTGATTGGCCATCCGTATTCACTGGCGAAAAGGTCGATCTCAAAAGCTTCATCTTCGGGCGGATCTCCACGGTCTAGGGCTTTCCCGGCGAGTCATCGACTGTCACTTGTGCCGCCTCCGTTCGCTGGTTCACGGCTCCGATGTATTCAGCGACGGCGGTGAGATCTTCGGCGGAAAGCTCCATGTCGGCGATTCCCACCTCACGGTTGAATCGCGCCTCGTCATTCACGGCGTCGAAGGCATCGGCGGGCGGCAGGCTGTAGATCGCGGCAAACGCCACGACGAATGCGCCCGCTTTTTCGTTCTCGTCCTCGACGTTGGCGATCTGCGCTAGGATGCGCCCGACTCCGCGCCCGAATGGCCGGAGTTTGGTTTGCTTGCCGCGAATCGTAATCGTCGGTGGTTCTGTCTGGAATGAGGTCATCTTGGTTATCTTCGGTAGAGTAGCTTTTCGAGTTGGTTGATCTGGTCCTTGCTTATGTCTGCGCCGACGTATGCGGTTCTTCCTCGATGCTGGACGGCGGCAAACTGCGGGCCACGGTCCTTGATGAAATCCACCATCACGCGGTGATTGTCGAAGGCGCACCAAAGGTAAGAGATCAGGGCATCCGGTAAACGCCTCTCAAGCTCGCCAGGTGGAAGCGTCCACAATGCGAAATCCGCCGCTGCCGATTGTGAAAAGCGGAACTTGTAGCCGTTCGTCCCGTAGGCGACTCCGATGATCGGGTGGCCAAGTTGCTCCATCGCTGCCGCCGTTTGCGTGTGGTGTGTCTCAATGAACGGGACTGACGGCGCAAACAGGTGGATCGTCCCCTGCTGGATGTCGCGGACAATCTCGGCGTATTGGACGAATGCCGCCTTCATGCGAACAATAGGGCAATCTGGATTCGCTTTCGCGTATTCCTGATCGCCCCAGACTTTGAGCATTTCCAAAGACGACTCGCCGCGTGCGTTCTTTTCGGCAAGGTGCCATGTCACCTTCGTTCCCGTGATTCCGTCGCCGCTAATGGTCGTCAGCGTCCGCGAGACATCCAGCGGGACATCGTAAGCGATCAATGCGGCGGCTGCTCGGGTGTTGGTAGTGGCACCACCTTCGCCGGTAATGCCAAGGAATCTTGGTAGTGCCATCTGGTTAGGTTGCCGTTAGGCTAGGATCGTCGGGCTGTATTTGTATTTTACAGAGATGCGCCGGTAATCCTCGGAGGTGCTGGAACGGGTGATTCCGGTGACAACGTAAGTTCCACCAGTCACTGCGCCAATCAGGTGATCGGCGGGAGCAGTCGCCAAGGTCAAGGCGCTGGCGAGAGTCCCAGAGAAGGCCGAAGTGGACGGAATGTAACCGTCAAGCGTGCCTTCGATCCGCTCGTTGTAATACGACTCGCCGGTATCGTCGCCAGAGATGTTTTTGACGGTCTTTGAATCCTGCGAGTAATCGTCAGAAACGGAGTCGAGAAGGAATCCGGTCTGCTGCGCAGCGATGCCGAAAAGGCCGGTAGTGGTGCCAAAGGACGTAGCCATTTGAAATGGCCGTCATGTCAAATTCAGCTTGTCCGCTGTATCCAAGCTTCAGCCGTGAACACCGCTTCAAAGGTCGTCTCTTCCCATCGCGTGCTGCCGCCGTCCATCTGGAAAAAGTCGCATTGCACGCCAAGGCCGGTCCCGCTGATGAGGCTCGCCACGTTTGCCGTGCCGTTGATGTTGCGCTCGATGGCGTCAGCCCATGTCTTGAGCGTCGCCCGTGTCTCGCCGTCGCCGGAATGCGCCCGCAAGGTAATCTCGACTGGGCATTTCATCACGCCTGGAAGCGCCAGCGAATGCCGCTCAGGCTCGCCAACGTCAACCGCAATGGTCGGCAGGTCAATGTCCGCAATGGCGCGGGCGTCGACGACGGTGATGGAAGCGTCGGGCTTGATCGGCTCAAGTAAGGCAATCAGCGCGTTGGTAAGTTTGTCGGTAGTCATCAGATTTCCCCTCGGAGCTTTTTCAGCGCAATTGTCATGTAGCGGAAGTTTCGGGCGTATCCTCGCTTCAATGCCAAATCAATCACTGCCTTGGACTGTAGCCCGTTGATGTATGAAAGTCGGTTGGTGAGTGAGATCGTAGAGCCCAAACCCTCCGCCCTGATAGATGCGTCGCCGTTGCGTGTCGCATGGCGTCGAATCCACTTACTGATTCCACGCATTTTCTTTCCGTCGATAGCCTCCCCGGCAGCAATCCAAGCGCCTTTCGCGGTGCCCGCTGCCGCTTGCTTCTTGCGGAGCAGGTCCACCTTTTCCCTGATCGGAATCGGCTCACGCCTGAATCGCCCTTCGGTCTTCAGCCCTTTAGGAACCTGCCCTTTCCGCCTGACTTGAGTGTGGACGAATCCCGCTGATCCTTGAGTTCCCGCCACGTTGGCAGCGCGGATTGCGCGGTCGATTTGCTTGGCGATGCTCTTTTGGAATCCCGCGCCCTGCTTGGCTGTAATGCCGTAAGGCGGGACAAGCACCGCTAGTTCTTTCGCGCAACCCTTCCCGAGAAGATTCATGGACTCTTGAATGGTTTTGCCGGTCTCTCTTGAGAACTCGACCATTCTTCGCCGGAATCCGCGAACGGATGATTGGTCCATGGAGAATCTGATCATTTGCTTTCGTTCGGGTCGCAAAGGTCAAACCGGATCGCCACGGAGCCGACTCGGACGGCGTAGATTCTGAACGCCACGCCGCCGACCGTGCATCGCTTGCCCTTGAGCGCGGCGGGCGTTGTAACGTCGCCAGGCTGCGCGGTGGCCGTCGCCTGAAGCTCAGGTTCAAGCCCTCCTAGCCCGCCGTCTGAGTTGCTGCTGTAGTCGTCCCAGACCACGCTAAACGTCTGCCCGTTGCAAACCATGGTCTTCGTTCCAAACATGGAATCAACCTCGTCGGCGGAGACGTTTAGGAAATCGTCGATGATGCTCACACCATAGGCACGGCGTCAAACGGACTCAGGGGCGGCTGTAGTCGCTGCGTCGTGCCGGTAGGTGTGAAGCACGGCGTCGATGTGATGCGCGGTTCTGACCCGCTTCCGCGCCTGCTGGCACCAAACCAAGTCCTCGCCGTAGTTGCTCTCACCGAATAGGCATCCTGCCACCGCTTCCCGCTTCCAAGCGCAAACGTGCCACGGAGCGCGGAGGGTGATCCCACCCGGTGTGAATGGCCCGTCTTGGTTGTTAATGCCGAAATGCACTTCGGATTCGAGCCCGTTGTAAATCGCCCGTTGGCGGAACGTGATTACATCCGCATTCGTCTCCGCTGCCGCCAGCAGTCGCGCAACGTAGTCGTCGGAAACGTCGTCGTCGTCGTCCACAAAGGCGATGTATTTGCCACGTGCGATGTCAACGAGAGCCTGCCGTTTTGCGCCGATGCTGCGGGCGCGGTTGTCGCAGAGCGCAAGCCATTCCACCGGCCGCCCCTCAATTTGATTCTCAACAGACATGTGCAAGCCGTGAAGGTCACTTGGATTTGCCGCGTCCCTTTCGGTGAACATCCGACTTGGAATTGTCGGCGTGAGGATTGATAGGATTGGATTCATGTTTTTTGAATATCTTGTCGTAGTTGCTGCGGAACCGCTCGCCGTTGACTGGCCTTAAATCGTCGCCTTTGCCTGCGCTCATGGTTTCTTGCTGCCCTCCATTGCCTCAAGCATCTTTTGGTAAACGTCCCAAAGTCGATCCTTGGTTAGTGAATCCAAGTCGGGCGAATTGATTTCAACGGGAACCGACCGCAAGCAGCCACCGCTTTCGTCTTTGATTATGATTTGCAGTTTCATGGCTTTTTGATCCAGCATCGGCCAACCGGTGTCACTTCGTAACCGTTTGCCGACGCGTGTTCGTTGACTGCTTTTTCAACTTCGTGCCACGGGTAATCGTGGCCGGCAAAGATTCCGCCCTTCTTGAGCTTTGGCCACCATGCGGCGAGATCCTTAACAACGGAATCGTAATCATGGGCCGCGTCGATGAAGATGAAATCCATGCTGCCGTCTTCAAACTGCGATGCGGATTCCGCGCTGTCGCCAACCGTAACCTTGATCATGCCGGCCACTTTTGCGGCTTCGATGTTTTCGGTGAACTTGCCGAGGATGCTTCCGCCGTGTTCATCGACGACCTGCAAATGGCTAGGCTGATTCTGCTCGCCCTTCCATGTATCAACACAATTCACGGTTGCCGCTTTGCCGAGGTCTTGCAGCCGCTGGCAGAGGTGGACGATTGACTGCCCTTGCCAGCTTCCGATTTCGACGATCTGCGCGCCTTCTGGAATTGTTTGCGCGACGTAAGAGTAAAAGTCCCGGTAGTCGCACCATCCATCAACATCCGTTGATACTTTGATGCCATCGTCGAGCCTGCGCATGATGCCTTCGCCAGATCGGTAATAAAACGGAGCGTTGCTGCGTGCGTAAGTGTCGTCCATTTCCGCCTTGCCGAATGCCGGGTGGATATGTTCAAACGCGATGCGGTCGCGGGCGTCGATCACTACGCCATCCGCGAATGCTTGGCGGCTAAACCAGTTATCCGAGAACATCGAAAAGAACTCGGGGTGAAACAGGTGCTTTTGCTGGTTCAATCGCGCCCGCGTTAGGATCGCCATGCAAAGTAAATCGTCTTTGCGGTGTCCATCTGAGACTGCCAGCACGGCGGGTTTAGAGGTGTCGCCAATCACGTCAATGATCGCGGCATCCCACCCTTGGAACGGCAGCCAATCGTCCGAAAGCTGGACGAGAATTTGACCGCTGGATTTAGATGCGGCGACGTTCCATGCGTCGACCGGCCCGCCATTTCCGCGAACGATCACGCTCCGGGTATTTGCGAGCAAGAACGATGACGGGTCGGTCGCGTCGATTGCGAAGATATGCTCGATTGCGTCTGGATTCGCCGCCGATCTTAACCACTCCATCCGCGTTCTCCACGCCATTGCGGGGCGGCCTCGGGTCGCGTGAATCAGGCTGATCTTCGCGCCGTTTTTAACGAAATGGTTTGCCTCCAACGCGTCCGCTTCCTCCCGCCTGTCATTGGCCCGCAGCGCCATTCCACGGAGTCCGATGCCAAGTTGGCCGTAGTAGGCGCGGCGAAGGTTCCAAGGCGCATCCTGTGGGACGCTGAGTGCCATCATTGCGTCAGTCCATCCAAGCGAAGATTCCGGGGCGTCAGGGATGTTTGCGAGTGCCAGTTCGCCGTATGCCTCGCGCCTAATTGGATCAACCGCGAGAGCCTGAAGAAGCATCGACTTCTTCATTTCGGAATTTTCCGCGAGTCGAGCAAGCTGGAAAAACGCCTCGTATCGCTCGTTCTTGCCGACGCCTTCAAGTCCGATGAACTCAATGGCCTTCGGAATAGCTTCGTCGTTGCGGTCGAGCGCGATCAGCGATTGGAAAACGTGGAACCGTTGCGAAATGGTCCGCTTGTCCTCGGAAATGCTTTCGAGGATTCGCAGGTTCCGTTCGTCCCGGCTCGCGCTTCGCTTGTCGCTTGCGTGGACAATCTCCGCGCCGTCGAATTTGATTTGCTTGGATTCGGGATCGAACTCCAGGCACTCGTGAATTGGGTGCGTCCATCGCGCCTTCCCATTCCTCCACAATCGCTCCCGCCAGTTAATCACGCCGTCTTCAGGGATGACATAGCGCATCAGCACGCCGTCGATGTCGCTTCCTTCCAAGTCGTCAACAAGTCGGCGGATTTGCGCCACGGATTCCGGCGTGATGATGTCGTCCGTATCCGCCCACATTAGCCAGTCGCCGGTTGCCATGTCGCAAGCCGTATTTCGAGCGGCGGCGAAGTCGTCAACGTGTGGCCATTTTGCGGCATTGCTCGCTCGCTTTAGTTCGTTGTCGGAAAGCCCACGCGCTACGGTGTTGTTCCAATATTCCCCTGTTTTGCACCCGCAAGATTCCGCAATCTCCAGCGTCTTGTCCGGCTGTTGATTCCCGATTGCCCGCACCACGATCACCTCATCCGCGACTCCTTGGAAATGATCAAGAAAGCGCCCGATATGCTGCTCCACGTTGCCCGCGATAACGCAAAGGCTAATCTTGTTTCTCATGTTCGGCGCGAGACTTGCCGATGCGCCTCCATTTTTCAAGCGAAAACCCCGACCGCGTTAGCAGCCGGGGTTCGCGATGACAACACTAGCAACCCAAGAAAACTTACGGCTTGGTCCCGTGGACAAGACCCAAGGTCAAGCCAGTCGCGGTTCCGTAGAGGCACTCGAAAGCGCCATACATGATCCCGGTGGCCTGATCGTAGGACCGGCGATAGCCCATGACGATGCCGGAAGGATCGACGGCCATCTCGGTAGCCAGGTATTCACCAGCGGCAAGGGGGGCGAGATAGCGCATCGCAACGCTGATTGCGTCGGAGTGAGCGGCGAAGGCAACCAGTGAGGTCGCAGCGGTCGGCAGGATGTTGGTTTCGTAGGTGTCGAAACCGATCAACCGGCCAAGCGTGCCTTGGCGAGCGGCCTGGGAGTCGCCAATCTGATAGGCGTTTAGGACGTTAGCGGTGCCAAGCAGAGTGCCGCCGACCACGGTGTTGTAGATGAAGCTGCAAACGCCGGGGTCAACGTCCACGTTGCGGCCTGCGAGGGTCGTCCGCATGGAGATCAACGAGGCGAGCGTGTAGTTCGCTTCAAGCGTGGTGATCGTGGCGGCTCCGAAGTTGGTGGTGGTAATCAGTTTCCAGATGTTCTGAAGCACCTTGTCACCGAGGGCGCGGCCAGCCTGAGCGGCAAGTTCGTCAAAGCGGGCGGCAGAGCTGTTGGCGGTCTGCAAGTCCGAAATGTCGAAGTTGACGATGTTGTGCTGGTTCAGCGAAAGGGTGTTGTGCGTCACCGCGCCGCCTGCCGTCTGATAGTTGGCGGTGGTGGCATTGAACGTGGTGGCGGTCGCTGCCGAGATGAACGGCACGATGATGGTGTCACCGACTTTCCCGGCCTCGCTGTTGAGGTTGCGGGAGAAAGCGCGGAGAGGGGCAAGCTTGGCGGTGAAAGCCTTAAGTGCTTCCTGCGCGAAGATGGTGTCATTGAATGAAAGAGTAGCCATGAGATTAGGTCAGTTTTTGATTGGTTAGAGAGTCATTTCCTTTCGGATCACCTTTTGATTGGCCGCGTAGAAGGCGGATCGTTCGGCACCCGAAAGGGAATTGAAGATGTCGAGATTCGGGGTCTTGCTCGTTTCGGCAGTGCTGGAATTTCCAGTGTCCGTAAGCGGGTCAGGAAGACCAATCGAAGCGGCAAGTTGCGCAGCTTCGTTGCCGATCTTTTCAGCAGTGATTTGCGCAGCGGCTTCCAGATCGGGAACGCGGGCGGCGATAGCCTCAAGCTCGGTAACGCGGGCGTTTACGGTCGCCAGGTTGTTGCGAAGCTCGGCGGTCGCGGTGGCAGCTTCTTGCAATGCGGCCTCGGCAACGGTGACCTTGTTAGAAAGTTCGGCAACTTCGCTTTCACGGTTGGAAACCTCGGTTTTCAAGGTGTCGATTTCAGCCAACGCTTCGGCGCTGGCGGGAGAAGTGAGACGGTCGAGAATATTCATGCCTTTGTCCTTTGATTTGGTGTCAAATTTACCGGTAATGATTTCGTCGATGAAATTCTTTGCCTTTGCCTCATCGGCTCCCATCCAAGTTTCATTGCGCATCATGTCGCGCATCTCGTTGGGCTTTGCGCCGGTCTTCCCTGCGTAAATATCGGCAATCTCCGCACTGATCTCGTCGAGTAGCTTTGCAGCCCGCGCCATGTCCTCGGCGTTACCCGCGACGACGTTGGACGCTTCGTGGATCATCATGCGCCCGCCCTTAACCATGCGGATCTTGTCCGCTGCCATCGCAATTACGGAAGCCATGCTTGCGGCCAGGCTGTTGATTGTAGCGGTGACAAATACCCCGCGTCCGCGAAGCTCAAGAAGTGCGTGGTAGAGCTTGTATCCGTCCAGCACGCTTCCGCCGGGGCTGTGGATCTCCAGCTCAAGTGTATCGGCTGCATTCTCAATGCAGTTTGTGATTTCACCGAAATCCGCACCGTTTGCCGCTGCCTTTGCGCCGAATACCAGTCCGATCTCATCAATCAGCCGGGTCATTGAATCGGGATTCACGGACTCATTCAAGCGGACCTTGCCCGCCTTGTTTTCAATCGTCAGAATTTCCATCGTCTTGAGTGGTTGGTTTTTTGCCGGATGCTTCCATTTGATCCGCGCTTTGTTCGTTAGGTGTAAGCATGGACATCTCGCGGTCCTCGATTTCAACGCCGTCGATGCTCCATTTTTCCGCAGCTTTCTTGCGCAGGTAGATTTCGCGGGCGCGGGCGTCGTAATGCTCTTCAAGGGTCTTGCCGTAGTCGCCAAGGATGTCCTCATGGTTGACGTATCCGGCTCGCCATCCCTCGATCTGTTCTTTCGACATCCGGCCATCGTCGATGGTCAGCTTGCGCGGCATCGTAAAGCTCCACTTATACCATTCCGGCGATTGCGGCAGGACTCCGAGCTTCTGAGCCTTGGCAACCGCCCATGAAACAATCGCGAGAGCGGGACGCATGAGTAGCGATTGCCGGTCCTCGATTGCGCGTTGAGCTTTCGCGATCTCGTGGCGCTCCGCCGTGCCTTGTCCGCTGGCTTTCCATACCATCGCGTAAGGCCAGTTCACGCCGGCCAATGCGCCCCGAATAATCCGGTCCTGAAAATTCTCCCACGCTTCACCTGGGCGCGGATTGTGAAATGTCTCTAACTTGCTGCCGCTGTTGGCGCGGTAGTAAGTGTTCATCGGCCCGTTGATGTTCTCAACTTGGACGCCTGGATTCTGCGATCCGTGATCGCTTGATCCGGTCAGCGCAAAAACTGGATCTCCGGTATCAGGTGCGCCGGTTTCGTTCCACTCAATAAAGACGCGGCCTGACAGCATTGCCTGCGCCATCGTTTCAAGGTCGTGCGATTGCATCGCATCCCGAAGCATGTTGAGCGACGGAGTAAACGCCGGAAGTCCGCGCCCTTGCTCTTGCCACGATGGGTCGTAAACGTGGATGGCATCACGGAAGGAAACCCATTGAATGAGGTTTAAATCCTCGTCGAGATAGGCAAAGGCAATTGGAGTCCCGACGCGGTTGTAAACAATGCCGTCCGTAAGTCGGGCATTCCGGTATGGACCTTCCTTAATCGGCCCGTCTTGGATCTTGTTTGGCGATCCGACGCGATGGCAGGGAATGTGCTGGATTCGGGGGAATCCTTCCTTGGTTTCAGTCAGAACGATGAACGCTTCGCCGTCGCGGTCGATGGCATCGGAAAGTAAATAAAGCTCCGTTTTGAAGTCAAAAACCGGCCCGCGAAGGTCGCAGAGAGGGTAGAAAATCTCCGTCAACCATGCGGTCGCGGCATCACCGAAAGCTTTGTCTTCGCCTGTAAACTTAGGTGCCCACGCTTTGCCGATGGAATACATCGACTTTTGTTCGACCGCGCCGGAAAGGATCGGCTGATTCAAATAAAGGCGACGAGACGCGGAAACCAATGTTTGCCGGTCGATTGACGGGACAAGCTTGCCGATGTCCTGGAGCTTGACCGGTTCCCATGGTCGCATTCCGGTGTGGCGAGCCGCGCCGCGTGCGACGACGTGGCCGTATTGGTTTGCGAACGGGCTGCCGTATTGGTCGAGGATGGCCATAAGTTAGTATCGCGGGAAAGTTCGATTGCTCGGTCGCGTGTTTGCCGAAAGCCCGGTCAGCGCCATCCGCATCGCCGTAATCCGGTGCTGCTCAGGTAGTCCGACCGTCTTTTGCATCGAAACGTTATTTTTGCTCGCGCTCGTCACGTTGTCGGTCCCGCCCTTTGTCAAAAAACCAGACGAAACCGCCGACGAAAGCGCGGTTTTGATCTCCGCAATTCGAAGAGCATCCCCGCGCGCGTAATCGTAAAGGTCTTGTGATGCCTGTAACGCGCTCCCGGCCATTACAAGGGGTCGGGTGTCAAAGTTTGACGGCGGGCAAAAAAGCTTGCGCGGGTCGCAAGTTTCTGGAATTGGTCGCTCAACGCTTTCGTGAGGCGCAAAAACCAGATCAGCAACAGCCTTCGGGCTGGCTTCTAGGGGGTTCTGGCCCCATCACGACTAGGAGCCAGCCCGTGGGCTTTTTCGTGAACAAAACAAACCAGATGGCTACTAAGAAAAAACAAGAAGAGACGGTCGCGGTGCATATCAGCGCCCCGAAAATTGAAACGCTCAAGGTCCGCATTGTCGGCACCGCCCCATACGTCCAGCTCCGGTTCTCGGAGAAGGCGATTAACGCCATGTCAGAAAAGATGATGGCCGGATCGCAGGCAACGAAGAAAAAGGCGCGGGAGGCTCGAAACTTCGACGAGGATTTCCGCCAAGCACTGCACGTTTCCGACGAAGGCTGGCACGGCATCCCAGCCGGGGCATTTCGCGCTGGAATGATTGACGCTTGCCGGTTGGTCGGATTCAAGATGACTCAGGCGAAGATGTCCGTTTTCGTCGAAGCTGATGGGTTCGACAAGGTTGATGCCGTCCCGCTCATCAAGATCAAGGGCAAGCCGGAACCGTCTAAGATGCACGTTCGCAATGCCACCGGAGTATGTGACCTCCGCGTTCGAGCGAAATTCTGGCCATGGTCGGCGGAAATCCGAATCAGCTACGACGCTGACCAGTTCTCCGCGAACGATGCGATCAACCTCATCAACCGGGTCGGTGCGCAAGTCGGGGTTGGCGAGGGTCGCCCGTTCTCGAAAAACTCCGCTGGCATGGGCTGGGGCACCTTCCGCATCGAAGATTGATCGTCAACGCCACATCGCAGGCTGGGCAAGGCCAGACGAGGTCAGGCGCGCAATCGCATGTTACGGCAGGCGTGGCGGGGCTTGGCCCGGC